TTGCCTTTTCTAGTGCTTTATATACTGAGGAAAAATCAGCAGTATCTACTATGTCCCATGATATAGCCCCTGTAGTAGGATTAATATCAGTTACAGTAGATTTTACCCCACCTCTAATTTCGGTATCACCTACTTCTATTTCTTTAAGCTTGTATTTGTACATGAGCATTAGATAGTTCTTCTAAAAGACTATGATATTGTAATAAATCAACTAAATGTTCTGATTTAATTTTATCTTTTTTGTCTAATTCATTTATTAATTTAGAAACTTCTTCTAATTTAATTTGAATTGTTTTGTCTTTTGTAATTTTAATTTGTTCTGAAATTTGTTTTTTAATAGTTACAACTTCAGTATTATAAAATTCTTTTAATGAAGAAGTACTATCTACTGAATTGATGAATTCTTTTAATATTCTTTTTTGTGTTTTAGATAAATCAGAATATTTTTCATTAAACTTTTCTAATAAAATTCTATAAGTTAAAACACGAACATCCTTATCGTATGACTTAAACTCTTCTAAAATACTGCCCTTAACACTATCTCTTTCTACTGGAGATTTAGTTAAATGTTCTAATATAGTAACTTTATTATCTACTATTTGATTAGGATCTGTAGCTTTACTTGTATTATATATTTCAAATAAAGTATAAAGTGAAGCATATGTTTTATAATCAGAGATTTTAGTTTTGAACAAATCTGATATATTATAATTTTCTTTTAATTCTTTAATTAAATTATATTTTTCTTTTCTTAATCTTGTTCTATTAAGTTTTTTTGAGGATTCAATAACTGTATTAAGAATAGCGTTAGCTTTTGATTCCTTAACATTTTTTCCTTTAAAAACCATTTCATACAATTTATACTCTTTACCTAATTCTGTGTTTACAAAATATTTTCTTAGGGTACTTAATGCAGGAGAATCATCCTTAGAAAGAGTGTCGGCTGTTATTCTTTTTACTAATATTTCAAATAAGATACCAGTATTTTTGAATTTTGAGTGTTTAATATACATCAATAATTATTTTTTTATAAATATATAAGAATTTTTATTCCTTAATATTAGATTCGTCTAAAAATGCAGGATTTGATGATTTTTCCTCAAATACTAATTTTTTTCTATTAATAGGTATTTTTTTCAACATATCATTATGTTTCAAAAATTCATTATTTTCTAAAGCTAAAGGTGATTTTTTAGTAGTATTATAATCATCCTTCATTCCCTTTGAACCTAATCTATCTTTACCAAAATTATCATCTTGAGTATTTCTTTTAGATACTTTTTCTTTTGGTCTGCCTAATACTGATTTTTCATCATACTTTTCAGGTTCAGGAACATTACCAGGTTCACTATACATTCTACCTTTACCATATAATGAAGCTAAATCATGAGGTGTACCATAAGATTTACCTGTTTCTAAAGGATCGTTTCCTTCAGCCTCAATTTGAGCTAACCTAAATGAGCGTTTAGCATCTTCTCTAATTAAATCTCTGTATTCATCAAATTTATCTTCACTTAAATGGAATAAATGATCATAAATAAAATCAGTTGGGAATAATTTTGTTTCAGACATTTGAGCTGCTAAATCCATCTTTTCTTTCATTAATGCTACTCTTTCTTGATCATATATGATTGATGGGGTAGTCATTGAAAGTTCAAAATTAGATAATTGCTCATTTCTATAACCTTGAGTATATAAATGTACTAATGCTATTTTATATAATTCTGATGTTACAATTCTTTGGATACGTTCTATTGTTCTAGCAAATCTAATATCCTGGGCTGCTAATGTAGCTTTACCTTCTGTTGTTTCATCATAACCCATAAAAGCTTTAGGTACCTTAAGAGCAGCAAATAACTTATCTCTTAAGTACTCAACATCTTGGATACCATCCCATTGTAAACCATTTACATTTTCAATTTTAGTTGCTTGATCATTTCCCCTAACCGGAATATAAAAATCTTCTAAAAGATTCTGCATATTGTATTTTAAGTTATATTCTCCAGATTGTGGATCTTGATATGGGGTACGTTTAAGTTTTGATATTGTTTTTTCCATAAATGCATCTACCTCATTTGGAGGAATTGATCCTACATTCATGTAATAAATTCTTTTTTCTGGTGCTCTTACTATTCTATGAATTAGCATAGCATCTTCCATTAATGTATATTGTTTAAATAATTTACGAGCAGGTTCTATATATGACCTACCATAAGGTAAAAAATTAACATCAGTTAATAACCTAAAATGAGCCATTTCATAATTATCAAAAAATATACCTCTACCACTATCCTGATTTGGTGCATTGTAATAACCATAATCAGATGCAGCTACACCCGCAGGATCAAATCTATATTTTACTTCAGCTGGATTTTCTTTATCTTGCCCTTCTATTCTTTCAATATGAAATGCAGTATAAGGTATAACATTATATACACCAAACTTTTCTGCTATTTCTAACTTTAAGAAAAAATCTCCGTATTTACACATATTTCTAATCCAAGGCCAAAGATTAAATTCTATATTTAAAACATCATAAAATAAATTATATAATATTTTTTGAATATCTTCATCAGCAGATTTAATTTGAAGTACTTCACCCATATCATTTTTAAGAGTACTTTCATCTGCTACAATATCTAGAGCAGAAGCTATAATAGCATCTGTATCCATTGCATCATAATCTGAGTATAAAGAAGGTCTTAAATATTGGTAATTAAAATTAGTTTGTTCACCATATAATGAAGTTGATGAATTAGTATAAACTCTATTAAATCTATCTATAAGAGCATTTGTTTCTAAATTACCTGTTTTTTGGATAGAATTTACATCAAATACTTTAAGCTGATTACCTCCTACATTACGAATTACTACATCCGTTGAAAATAATCTTTTGAGTCTAGGAAATAATCTTTTATCTGCCATTTTATTATTTTTTTATAAATATCATAAGAGCCATTCTATATTCTCATTTTTACCACCTATATCCATATTATATGGATTTTTAACACTATTAGGTGAATATCCTCCACTCCAAGTCGCACTATTAGATTTAACTGCACCTAATGCTGCTCTTGCTCTATCTACACTCTCTTGTTGAAATTTAAGAGATGTGTCACGTAGGAACATACCAATCCCAAATGACATAACCAAGTCATCATTGTAACCTCTTTGAGCTTCTGGTCTTCCATTTCTCCAAATAAATACTTTCATTTCTTCTAATAGCCGTTTTGAACGTATAGTTACACTTCTGTCACCAATAAATTCTCTCATTTTATTAACACAAAGTGGTCTTGTCCTCATTGACATTGTAAATCCAGGGGTCATTTCACTATTACCTTCATATACTCTAAGGTATGATTGAGCTGTTAATTGGTCTGATTTTGGAGAATGGTATAAATTTCTATATCCTCTTTCTATAATAGCATCTAATGTTGCCCAACCTATTGAAGCATTTTCTACTACTAGTAAAGCATTATTATATTCAGTAGCTAATCCTGTTAAAAAATACCCAAATTCTTTAGGAGGCATTTGCCCTTTATATTCTGCTACTTGTGTATTAGTTTGAACATCCATTACATGACAAGCAGAAAAATCTTTACCATCACCTCTAGCTACATCAGCTACTATCATATACTCTCTAGAATAATCAGCAGGTTCCCATATCCATAAATTTTGGTCTACTCCTCTTCTTTCAGATGGATCCTTTATAGTAGTTTCTTTTATAAAATCAATCCATTCACCATAAAACACAACATCACCAGAAGTGCTAAAATCACAATCACATTCTTGTGCTGCCATTCTAGGATCACCTAATAATTCATCCTGTCTATTTCTCCATGTTTGGTCTCTTTCTGGATGTACAAACCAAGGTAATTTTATAGGTAAAAAATCATTTTCTTGGTTTTCCGCTGAAACCCATGTTTTATGAAACCAATTCCCAGTACCATAAGGAGTACTTAATACTATAGCTCCACCACCAGTAGCTAATGTTTGTTGAGCTGAAGCCCATATTTCACCTATATTATCAATAAAAGCTGCCTCATCAACTATTAGAAGTGAAACTGCTTCTGATCTACCAGCATCTGAAGCTGCTGATGTTGCTTTAATTTGGGACCCATTATTTAACCTTAATGATAGTTTATTATTTTCAGGAGCTGGAATTTTAAGCCATGAAGGTAAATTATCAAACATAAATTTTACCTTAGTAACCATATTACGAGCAGTTTCTTGTTTTGTTGCTATACAAAGTATATTTTTATCTTTATGAAATAACATTAACCATAAAGAATATCCTGCAGATAAAGTAGATATACCTAATTGTCTAGATTTTAAAATAATAGAATAAGGGTTATCATTAAATAAATTTAATACTTTTTCTTGGAAGGGATATAAATTGAATATAACTCTACCTCTTTGGGGATGTTGTATAAAGCAGTACTTTTTCATAAAATGTACAGGATTTGAAGCACATTTTAAATACTCTTGTCTTATTATCTTTTTGAAATCGCTCATTCAATTGTTGGATCTATTATAGGGTCAAATAAATCTGTTACTTTTGGCTTTTTAAATTTTGGCATTTTAACTTTCCAACTCATTTTGAAGGTTAAAATTGGTTCAAAATTCTGATTTATACCTAATCCTACCCCATATATTCGTTCTTTTTTATTTCTTAATAATAATTCGCCCCCTGCAAAACTTAATTGTTGTCTATCTCCACCTATGCCAAAACCAACATATAATTCTCTTTTATTAACCTCACGTTCTGTTTGAATTATTGTTGTAGGATATACTAAACTGTACTTAATATTTCTGGATATTACCCGATTTTGAGATATTGTATCATTTATAATAAGTGTAACACTATCTTCTTTTAAAGTATCATTATAAATGCGGGCTGAAAAATAATCCTTTACTATAGATAAAGTATCCGCAGGAACTGTATCATGTATTTCTATTGTATCATGTACAGTTTTAGTTTTCCATTGTATTTTTTTTACATATTTAGGGATGTAAGATTTTACTTCTTTTACAATAGTATCGTATTTAGTTTCTACTTTTACTATAGTAACAGGTTCTGTAGGAGTAGTTGATTTATTTCCTCTACATTCTCTAAGTAAAAATATAACTATTACTAACCCTATTATAATTAGGGTTTGAAAATTTTTAAAGAGCTTTTTCAAGTTTCTTTAATTCTTTAGTTTTGTCTACCATATTATCAAATAATGACTGCTCAGCTTTTGTTCTTTCTTTTCTGTCAATTTTTGATATTTTTAAAACTTCAGACTTATTTTTTTTAAGTACTGATTTAATTTTATCAATTTTTTCTTTAGTTTCTTTTTGAGCTTTTAAGGCATCTGCTTTTTCCTTAGCTATAGATTTTTCTTTTTTTACTTCTGCTTTAGTAGGTTCTTCATCTTCTCTTATATCAGCAAAGGTTACTTGAAATCCTTTAAATTTCTTTAAATTTTTAACTCTAGTAAGAGTTCTATTAACATCATTTAATACTAATCTAATAAAAGCATCTATGTCGGGTTCATTTTTTAAATCTTGAGTTACAAGTTGTGCTATACTTTTTTGATATTCTTCTATTTCTTCTAATTGAGCATTAGCTTCTTCCTTACTAATTTCATTTAAATCTCCTTCAGCAAGTCTTAATTGGGTTGCTTTATACGTTGCTGTTTTGGACCCTACATTTGGGTTAAAACTACCAATAGGCATTCCATCTGTACTTTTTACCTCAACATCATCTATATTACTCATAAAGCCTTTTTCTACATTTATGACTTCATATTTTCTCTTTCCATCCCCTATAGTTACCATATCTCCTACTTGGATTTCTTCAGATAATACAGATTTGATTTCTGCTTTGATTGCTTCTTTTAATTCAGATCTTTTCATTGTTTAAACATTTCTTATACATATTGCAGAGAAAGTGTCTCTTGTATAATTCTAATACGTTCTTCAGTAGAACCTTTTAATCTTATAAAACTTTTAATTCTAGAATTATGTTTATTTATAAAATATTTTATTGTTTCATCTATTGTCTTTCTATATTTGGCATCTGTTTCTCTAATACCATTATCTTCTATATCTACTCCTTCAGGTGAAACATAAAATATATAATCATATTCATGTATTAAACATGCAGCTAATGTAACAAAATTATGTTTTTCAAAATAATTCATTGATTCAGAACATTGAGCAAATGCCATAACATCTAAAACTGTTCTATCTGTAATAATATTATCTTGCATTAATTCTGCTGAACGTTCTGATAAAAATATGGTTTGTCCTTTTAATGTAGAATCAGTGTTTAATGGAATGCCTAATGACATTAAATGTTTAGAACGTTCTGTTCTACATTCATATTCTTTAAACTCTGGTAAATCTTTTAAGGCATTAACGAGTGTAGTCTTCCCTACACTCATTGTACCACAAAATCCTATTTTCATATTAAAATCTTTCTACTCCCTTCATAGCGGGGTTTTTATACCAAGGAAGACCTTCTCTTTCTTTTACTGATTCAAGAAATTCTTCTTTATCATATTCTATACCATACATAAAGTATTTTGAATTTTTTCTAACACCATCTAGTGATCTTACTGCTGGACCTTCCCAATTATGAATTTTCCAATTGTCTTCACCTTCAAATCTAATTAAATCATATTCAAAATCCTCAACGGTAACTGTTTTTGTTTCACAAAAATAACCTTCTTTTCTTTTTCTTGCCATAACTTATTTTATTTTTTGGGTAAATATACGAAAAATTTATGAAGAAAACAAACTACCTTCAAAATATTCTGGGTAATCTTCTACTTTAGGTTTCATCATACTTTCTGCAACATATATTCCCTGTGCTCCTGATACTGTTATACCTCTTGCACTTAAAGCATCACCTACAAAATGGATATCAGGGTAATCTACTAAACTTAAATCATCATAGTTTACTAATGGTTCAGGTGATAGGTATTTTACTTCAGGCATATAAATTCCCCAATCATCTCCTAATGTTGGAAATACTTCTTGCATATCTTCTATAAAATCTTCTATGTAAAAAGCATATTCACCCAGGGCTTTATATAATGGATCTATACTATCTACTACATGAGTTTTAACATAATCACCTTCTGATGTTTTAGATGGTACCCTATTTGAAGGAGAATAATATGTACCCTTACCATCTACTTGTAGTTTTTTTACTGCTTCTCTAGACCAATCAAATGGTTTATCTATACCTCTAATTTCCATTAATATACCAAAATTAGTCATATCATTACGATATTTTTCATCCTTTTTAGCATGGCCATTATAACTGTAATCTCCATATGTGTGTTCTGCTGCTACATAAGCTGCATTATTATTAGTACAAAATGATCTTAATGATACACCTTTATGCTCATATTTCCTATATAATTTAAAATCATATGATATATCTATTAGTTTTTGAAAGTGTTTTTGTGGTGCTTCAAATCTAACCCCTATTTGTACAGATTTAGCTCACCTATCTCTC